ACCGGCGCAATTCAGCCAAACGCGCATTACCCTCCGCGGACGACTTCAATGCGTGACACCTACGACACACCGCCCGCAAATTCGAGCGAGAATGATCAACACCAGGCCGGATATGGTCGACCTCCGACGCGACACCCAAACACCCCTCCACCCGCAACTCGCACCTACCACCGGCCTCGCGCAACACCTGGCGGCGCAACCGACCCCAATTCGACGGCAGATCCTCGCGCCGGCCAGAGGACGCCCAACTACTCGTCATCAGGTGGCTTCACAGCCTGGATCACGGCGTAAGTACACAGCGCGAACAGCCAAAAGATCGCACCTCCACCCAGCCACATCAACCACTCGTCGTTGGCGAGGTTCGCCTCGACGTTCTCGCGCCAAGACATAGCCCTCACCTCCAAATTTTTCGGTTGGGCCGAAGACGGCTATCTGTAATCGACCACGTTCAACAACGGATTCTTATCGGGATCACACTCAACGTCCCAAAGGACCGAAGGATCATGGCGGGCCTCAGAAATCAACGACAAAAGACCAGTAACACCGTCGCGAAGTTGGCTTATGTAGTTCTTGTAAGCGTTCCTATGCAACATCTCGGCATTATTCTGCTGATGAGTTACCGGCTGCAAATGGTCCGGATTCACACAAGACCGCACCGCGCATATGTGATGTCCATGCTGAGAACCTAAAGGCTTCTCATGCACCGCTTCCAAGACAACACGGTGAACAAAGTATTCCCGGTAGTAGCGGCCAGGTAATTTTGCGCCTATCGTTGCGTAGCCCTGATCGTTCAAACGCGGCCACAGCCAACATCTATTCTGATCGACCGTCACCGTACTTCTCACAGCTTGCAATACGGCTTTGTTGTCGCCTGACTCAAGTGCCAAGCGAAGATCCGTCTTAGGTCGGCCCTTTGCCTCATAAGAATTTTCGCGGCAATCACTACCGCAATACTCGTTCTCTGCGTTAATCGGCTCACGGCAACCCTCTGCCTTGCAGATTTTTGTCATCTTCGGCGGCGGCGGTTTACCAGCCTTGGGGCGCATGTGTTGCCGGCCCAGGTGTGAAGCGCACTCGGCTGAACAGCACTTGCGCTTCGGACTAAAAACCTTTGCCTTCTTCTGGCACCACTGACAAACAATCGTGTGATTGCGAAGATTATCTTTAGCCCACCGGGCGTAATGCTTCTGGCACATGCCTCGCGCACCTTGCCTGGTGTCGAGTTCTTCGCTGCATTCAGGATGCTCACAAACGGCTATGAGAACTAGCTGCATTTGGGGGATGCCTTTGGTTTTAGCGGGCGGCCCCGACCAAAGGCGATACGGGGCCGCCCTAACCGCGATGATCAGTCACGGCTGGAGCGGATGTTACTCGTTTAATTAAAACAGCGTCCCGGTAATCTTGAAATAGACTCTGAACTGCCATTTTGGCAATTCCATCGCTGCTCGTCGGCTTCAAAACCCGTACTGGATTTTTTTTCGGCATTACATCCCGGTCGGGGGTCTGGGTTAGGGTAGCCTACCCTACCCTCTGGGTAGGGTAGGCTCGACCAGCGACTATGCCGGCCGACCAGCGACTATGCGACCGCCGGCCGAACGACCGCCCGAACCGCCCGAGCGACCGCCGACCGCGACGACGACGACCGGGCGGCCGCGGGTGCGACGACGACGGGGCTAGTCGACTAGGTGATGTGAACGACGACCCGGTCGCGCGTTGCTTGCGCGACGACGACGGGCGCCGGTAGGTGATGTTGTTGCTGCCCGGTCGCGGTGTCCTGGTCGCGGTGTCCTGGTCGCGGTGTCGGTAGTTCGGGCGGTGTCTATGTATCTATGCGCTAGTGCTTGTAACTGTTAGCCGTTATGTGTATGGTCTACGTCATGAGTAAATACACAGTTCGCGCGGTCGGCCATCCGACCGTGTTCACCTACGCAGACCGTGTCGACGCCGGTATCCACGCGCGGATACTTGAATCTGTCGGCTACACGATCATCATTCGGGACGCTAGCGATAGGGCTATTGCAATGTCTGACGTGAGTACTTCGGGCGCCGGTATTCCGGCGCCCGTTGTTCTACCGCCGGTAGATGCTTGAAACTGTTAACCCCAGAGAAAGAGATCCCATGACAATCGCCTTAACCCTGACCACGACCGCGACCGCGACCTACCCGCGCGGTCTAACACGCCCGGAATTAATCCTCCGGCGCGACAACTTCGGCGCCGCAGTCCTGGTCGGAATGACGCAAGCAACGCGCGCCGACCGGGCAGCGGTCGCGGCCGCTAGGGATCTGCAAGCCGAACTACGGTCGCGGGTAGGTTACGCGCGTAAGCCGGCGAAGGTCCTTACCTCCGGCGCCGCCCAGTACAAATTGGGTAAGAACACGCTGGCGTCGTTTGGGCTTATGTTGGCGCCCGAGAAGAAACTTATGGCGCCGGCGCTGGAAGATATCCGCGCGGCATTCAATCTCACGGGCGCTATCAACATATGCCCGTTAGCGTCCGGCGGTTGCGCCGCGGCATGCCTTAGTGATTCCGGTCAGTCGGGCATGCCCGACCAGCAACGCGCGCAAGCCGTGCGGACGGCGTTCCTACTGTCGCAACCGTGGGCGGCGGGCTTGATTATCGGCGCCGAGATCCGGTCGGCGTTGCGCCGTAACGACCGGATTAACCTCCGGCTTAACGTCACGTCAGATATTCGTTGGGAACTAGTCGCGCCGGACATGGTTACGGCGCTAGCGGCCGCCGGCGTGCAACTTTACGATTACACGGCATGGCGCCCGTCCGACCGGGCGCCATCGGCCGATTATCACCTGACCTATAGCGCAAAAGAACGCGCGCACACTTCCGATGATTACCTGGTCGGGATTCTGGCGTCGGGCAATAACGTGGCGATGCCTTTTGATACGGCGCGCGGTCGCGCGTTGCCTACAACGTGGCGCGGGTATCCCGTGATTGACGGCGATGAGTCCGATGAACGGCGCAACGACCCGCGCGGGGTCGTGGTTGGGTTGCGCGCTAAAGGGCACGCTTGGAAACGGGACAACACGGCCGGTTTCATCCGGTCGGCCGCCGACGCCTGACAGTGTTTAGCGACCGCCGGACTATCCTCCGGCGGTCGTTATGCGGTGTCAGTATCCGCTATCCCCAACTAACAGTTAGGAACAATCCATGCGCTACCAGGTAGGTTCACGCGTGAATTACCGTGTGTACCCGTCCGGCATGCCCGATACCGGCGCGGTCGGTACGGTCGTCGGTATCGACCGGCACCAGACCAAACGCGCGCGTTTGGTCTACGCCGTGCAATGGGATGATGTCGACTATTCCGACCGGACTAATTTTGTGCCGGCGCGCTATATGTCGTCGGATCTCGCAAGGGTTGCTTGCGACGATTGTGGCGCCGATTCCGGCGAAGTATGCCGCCCGTATTGCACGGGCGCCACGGCCGCTACCGACACCGCTAGCGGTGTCCTGTGACGCGCGCTAGCGCCGTCGTGGGCGCCGTTCTAGCGGTCGTCGCACTGTGTACCCTATCGGCGCCCGTGGCGGCCGCTACGGTGCCGGAGGATAGCCCGCAATGGGATTGTCGCACCGATGGCAATCGAATATGTGGCGCCCGCAACGACCAGGGTGTGCTGCCCGGTCGGTACTGGGATTGTGGCGCCGGATTGTGTCGCGCCGACCAGCTACCCGCGGGATTGTGTCGCGCGGTGTGGAATGAACGCGTGTTTCCGGCGGTCGCGGTGTCGCGCGTTATGGGCGGCCGCTAGTGTCCGGCGGTCGGCGCCGGCGGTGTGACTATCGCCGGCGCCCGGTCGCGGGTGTCGGGCGCCCGGTCGGTATCGGCCGGGGCGGTGTCGTCGTGACGGCGCGCGGTGTCCGGCGGTGTCCTGGTCGCGGTGTCCGGCGGTGTCGTCGTCGCGGTGTCCGGCGGTGTCGGTATCGGATCAGATCCGGACCCACCGGGATACCGGAAGTCTAGTTCATGAATTGAAATTCCGGAGTTTGAATACCGAAATTCAGATTCCGGAGTTTGGTTTCCGGAAACGAAATTCGCGATTTCAGATTCGCGATTCGGTTTTCCGGAATGCGGTTTCGCGATTCGGGTTTCGCGAATCGCAACGGCTCCTTGAACCTCTTGACCCTTGAACCCTGTCACTCATCACACTTTAACACTCACACACACAGAAAGTTGAGAAAAATGGCAATGAACACTGAAACACGGTTGTGGTGCGAGGTCGGCATCTGGAACGCCGGCGAACCCGGCCTGATCATTCAGGTTGAGGAGTTCGAGCCTGACGGCGACTACCGCGAGTTTGTTGACGTTGTGGTCGACATGCCGCTGGAGTTCCCTGCCGACTGGACTGATCAGTCGGACATGCTGGAGTTGCCGTGGGAGTCGGCGCTTGAGAGTCTGGGGTATGTGACTGCGGCCGGTTGGGTTCCGACGTATTTGCCGAACTCTGTGTGCTTCCAGATCTTAAAGGGGGGAAAGGCTTGATTCGTTTTGGAAAGGCTTGATCTATAAAGGCTTGGTTCGTTTTGGGAAAAGGTTTGATTCCTTCTACCAAAGGTTTGAAACTGTTAGGCTTGGGGTTATGGAGAAGCAGGAACTGACTTTGGCCGTGATCGAAGGGTTGAAGCGGCAAGGTTTGAATCAGTCTGAGATTGCCCGGTTGTTCGGGGTGACTCCGCAGGCGGTGTCGTATCACGTCCGGAAGTACGGGGGTGTGTTGTCGCCGCGGCAGAAGGTGTTGGAGTCGTGGCCGTTTGTGGTGCCTACGGTGTTGGGTCAGCAGGCTGTGTGTCGGCGTTTGAGGGATCATGGGGAGTTTTGGGCGACTCAGGGTGCTGGTATGGGGTTTGTGAAGCTCAACTTGCTGAAGGGCTTTTACGACCGGTTGAAGGCCCAGGTGGTGGAGTTTGATCCTGCGTTGCCGCCGTCTGAAGGGATCTCTGAGGGCGGGTTCGCGTACCGGCAAAGGGTTGAGTCGGATGGGGATTTGTTGATCCGCGTCAACCAGCACACCCACCTCAGTGATGAGGGCCGCAAGATTTGGCGCCTACCCGACGTTATGCCCGAACCGCTGGCAACGAAAGGTTTGAAAGCTCGCGGTTGATCGCGTTTTGCCACACGCAGTCAGCGGGTGTGCAGTACAAGCCTTGATAGCGGAAGCACCGGCAATCTGGATGATGCCGGTGCTTTCGTGATTCTTGTAAAGCTTTGATTGCTGCGACCTGGGGGGATTCGTGACGTGAATCGACCTGTTGTGTTTGTGTTTGTGTCGTCATTGCCACGGTGTCCCCTTCAGGTGCAGGTATAAGAAAACCCCGCACACCAGGGGGGTAGGTGTCGGGGCTTTGGGTCACGTTTGAATGTTTTTGGGCACCACAAACGTGATAGGTGGGATTCTAAGGCATGAATTACATCAATGTCAACTGACCATCTTCATTTTCTTCATGGGTGTCCACAAAAGTCATGGTGAACCATGAATCGAAACTCCATTGAGATTCGCAAGAGTTACATGCAACCGTATCGCCCTCGCAATAGATGGCGCGTGCGTGGCATTCAAGGCATGGGTAAAGCTGCTGCTCAAGTGTTTGGTCAAGCAGGAAGTTGTCATCAGGTATGACTGTTGCAAAGTTGCTTGCATGCGACCACAACCTGCGAGCGCGGATCGACGGGCTGCGCCCGAGCAGAGGGGCAGCACCTTTCGGTTTGACTCTGTTGTGAAACGGATTCTCTGATTCGATGGCCGCTGCTTCAGCCTCAATCAGCATTCTTCGACTGGGCAGGTTCTGCTCATCAATGCGTGCGACGAACTTCCACCAATCACTTTCCCTGGAATGTTCGCTGTAGCGTCTCTGAGGATCGTTGGTCATGCCAACGTAGAGCAATGAGCCGCCGCCGCTGAAGCAGCGGTACAGGACGTGGCGTTTAGTCCGCTGATGTTCGTAGTGATTCGGTTTGATCTTTTTACGTTTGGCAGTATGTGCCGTAGTCTTACTGATTGTCAGCTCCTATCGCTGGCCGCCGCCCCAGGGCCGTTTGCAGCGGTCGCTGGGGCTTTTTCGTAAATTCTACGGTGTTTGTCTCACAATTCACTCCAATACATTTGCGGGCAGGAACCCTAGTTGTTTGGACAGTGCGACGAACTGGTCCGGCGCCCAAAACATATTGCATGCTTGGCATGTGCAGCCCGTCTCAGCCATGATCTTCAGGACTGGCCGGCGCACTACGTCCCCACCGGAATCTTTAGTTTTGATGTTTTGCTGCCCGCACGCGGGGCAGGGTGCTGCGATGTGCTTAGAAGCTTTGGGGTCGAGTAAGCCTTGGATGTTGTCGCACCATGTGTTGACGGTGCCTGCGATGCCGTTGACGTAGTCGGTGTCTTGCGGCCGCCAAGTGTGTGTTCCCAGGATTTCGAGGCGTTGGGGTGTGGTGCCTTTTTTGGCAACCCATTTGTAGGTTTGTGCGTCCATGCGGGTGAGGAGGTCGGCGGCGTCGATCCAGATGGGTGGCATGGATTTGGATGCGCTGTGGCTTGTTTTGCCGTTGGTGGTGCCGCCTAGGTCTTGTTCGAGGCTGGTGTAGAGGCTGGGTTGGTAGAGGGTGGTGGTGCCGTGGATGGCGGGTCTGGGTGCGGTGAGGCGGGTGATGGAGTGGGCGAGTTTTTGTTGGGCTGCGGTGATGTTGCCGTCTGTCACTGGTTGCCTTTTCGGATGTTGTTGTGTCGGACGCAGACGGTGGATTGTGGTGCGAGTCTGGCGGTGATTTTTCCGTAGTCGAGTTCGGGGTCGATGGTGATGCGGGCGTAGATCCAGCCGTGGTGGATGTTTTCGATGA